CAGCGGTGGTCCAGTTACAATCGGACATACGACATCTGAAACAACAGTTAGTGATAATTTAACTGTTAGCGGGGACGTCCTGGTGGCAGGAACTACTCATCTTTCCAGTTCTGGTACCGAAGCCTTGAGAATTGGAAAAGCTGATGCTGATAGCAGGGAGATCGTTTTCGAAAGTGAGGGCACAGATAAAGTTAGCATGTATATGAACTCTGCTGAAAACTTTTTTATACGCCAAGAAGACTCTTCTAAAGATATTAATTTGCGGATAGGAACAACTAATGCCGTAGTAGTAGATGGTTCAGCTAGCGAGGTTGTGTCGTCTTGGCCTCTCAAAGTTGGAACCGCCGCCGGCTCCGGAGTCGACGCATATTTATATACAGCCGGGACTGCTGGGCATGTTGGTATCCAGTGGGATGCAGATGGCGAGACAGAAGGCATATTAATTGGTGGCGCCAATGACCATGGTGTTGATTTCAAATTCTTCGGAGAATCATCCGGCAAGTATGTTCATTGGGATATGTCCGGAGATGAACTTGTTCTAGCATCTTCAGCCAAGCTTTCATTTAATGATGCTGGTGGCGATGAGAATATCGTTGCTTCTGCAGACGGTCATCTTGAGGTCAATGCTGGCACAACATTAGACATGACAGCCCCCACAGTTGACATCAATGCCTCTACTGCTGTAACGGTTGATTCTGATCTTGTTACTTTTGGATCGGCTAATGCTAATGATCCACTCGTTATAATCAAAAACACCACTGATGACACAGCCAGTGCTCGCCTTCGTTTTGTCAAAGATCGAGGTGCTGCTGGCGAAGACAATGACAACATTGGGACAATTGAGTTTTATGGCGACGATGATGCAGAGACCAATATGGAGTTTGCTTCTATTGGCGCACAGGTCGCCGATGCATCTAATGGTGCTGAAGGTGGACGATTGGTGCTTAGGGTTGCGACACATGATGGAGAAATGCAATCTGGAATAACAATCCAAGACGGAGATGCCGAAGATGAAGTTGATGTAACAATTGGAAACGGCGCCGCATCTTTAACAACAATTGCCGGTGAAATGAAGGTCACAGAAGACTTCTTTCAGGGAGATGCTAGAAGAGTTATATACGAAGAAGTTGATGTTCGTAAATGCGATACTACCGACAACACGGTAAGCGTTCAGTTTGGTAATAAAATTCCACAGGATTCAGTTGTAACCAGAGTTGTGGCTATAGTTAAAACAGCTAGTAATCTTGGTACACATAATGTTAACATCCGTTTTGACGCCGGCGATGGTCGCGCCGCTGACTACGATGCAGCATCTACATCTTCAGAAGCTTTGGGCGGTGGTGCTTCAACCACAAGATCTTCAACGAATGTTGGATCGCCCGTTGATATTGATTTGACCGCAGCAAAAGAAAGCTATATTAATGATACTCCATCCTTCATGACAACAGCTGATGTGTATCCATATGTTATGAATGCCGGCACTAGTAACGGCACATCGGATGCATCTAGCGGCACGCTTCTTATTTACATTGAATATTACGGAATAGACTAGTCCACACATTTTACTACTTCTTAATGCCTCTTATCAATACAGCTTCTATTTATATTGAAAGGGGAGAATTAAATGTTTAAAAACAATTTAATGAGCACTCAGATTAGTTTCGGGAGATCGCTTTAGTATGGCAAATTTTGGATGGGCGTTTATTAACGCTGCGGGACTAAATCTCCCTGCAAATGCTACAATTATTACCGCTGCGATGGATGCCTCTATCACTGCGAACTGGAATTGCCTTTTATACGGCCCAATAACTGTTCAGTCTGGTGCAACATTGGTGGTTAATTCTGGAGCTAGCTTAAAAATTGTAGATATTCAAGATGCTTAATTCATGCTGTACAAATTATTAAACAAGGAAACCAATAACTATGTCAACAATTTACGTAAATAATATTTTACCAACAACAGGAGATACCGTCACTGTCTCTGGCTCATATAAAGTTACCGGATCAATGCAAGTTACTGGTAATGTTTATATGTCTGGTAACTTAACTGTTCACGGTACAACGACTTCCATTAATAGTACCACTATCAACATTACTAGCTCTTTTATTTTTGAGGGACCTGCTGACGCGCATGAAACCACTCTTCATGCTGGTGGTGACGGAACAGGCGCCGCACCTGGGGCTGATACCACTATTTACCTGCCTGCCATGAGCGCCGGCAACTATTATTTGCCAGTTTTGGCTGCAGCTAGCACAACATCTATTACTTCTACCCCCGAAGAGCTTAATTTACTTGACGGTTCCTCCGCTGGAACAGTTGCCAACAGCAAGGGCGTTATTTATAGTTCAGCTGGAGCTGTGCATACATCTATAATTGATGGCGGGGCGACTGTTACGCTTTCAGGATCAACTGACGTTAGAGTTGAAAACGATCTTCGACTCGATAGCGACTCTTCTGTATTGTCAATGGGTATTGGCAATGACGCTACTTTAACACATGACGGCACAACTGGTCTCACGATTGCTGCAACGCCGGTCTCTGTCAATTCAACTGGCAATCTAACGCTAGACTCCACCACCGACATCGTACTTTCTGGTTCCTCAGAAGTTAGAGTAGAGAATGATTTACGACTTGATAGTGATTCCGCTGTATTTTCAATGGGCGCCGGGGATGATTTTACAATTACTCATGATGGAACAACGGGCGTAACAATTAAGGGAGAGCCGATTGTCGTACAAAAGGCGGCTACTACAGCTGGTGCGCACCAAGAAATAATGAGATTAGAGATTAAAGACGAAGGCGTTGACATGAACATTGGCAATGGTCCTGGAATTGATTTCTATGTTGGTGAAACTGGTGGCTCTAATTACGGTGGTACGGTGGCAGTCATTCGCGAAGAAGCTAGTGATGCTGATTCTGATGCCGCTATGGTTTTCCATACTGCAACTGATGATCAGGTGCCAGACACCGATCGTGAAAGAATGCGAATTACTAGTGCTGGAAAAGTCGGAATCGGACTTACTTCGCCCAGCACATTGTTGACCGTTGAAGGTGCTGTAACTCTTAAAGAGCAAAGCGCCGCCGATAGCGACACCGCTGCTTACGGACAGCTTTGGGTCAAGGACGATACTCCTAACGCGCTTTACTTCACAACAGATGCGGGCGATGATATTCAAATCACATCGGGCACCTCTTTGGCTGCAACCGGTGATATTACTGGTGTAACTGCTGGCGATGGACTTTCTGGAGGCGGAACTAGCGGCGGTGTTAGTCTTGCGCTTGACTTAAATGAGCTTACAGCCGCAACAATCGCAGATGGCGATTCGCTTGTGTTCATTGATGCTAACGATTCTAATGGAAGCAGAAAGGAAACGTTATCAGATTTTCTTGATGTGCTAGCAGGAACAGTGGGCACAACTGGATTAGACAGATCGGGCGCTACTCTTGTTGTTTCCGACTTGCACCCAGTTGGCGTAGACGGCGCCGCTAACCAGCTTCTTACAGATGATGGTGACGGTACGGTATCTTCAGAAGGAAATCTTACATTTAATGGAAGCATTTTAAAGGTGGCTGGTGCTATGTCGGGCTCAGGCACATCTCATGTTGTTGGGGCAGCTACATTTGGAAATCACGTGTCCATGACTGGTTCTTTAACAATTGGCCCCGATTCTGACGGAACAGACAGAACAATTACTTTTGGTCACAGCACGCTCAAAACCATTATGGGAATTGACGATACTGCTGACGCCTTCATTATTAACACGGATGCTTCTTTTGATGGAACATTGGCAAGCAATTCGCTTTCTATTGATGCCTCGCACAATATGATCGTCGCCGGTAATATTACTGGAAAGGGTAGAGTTATTGTTGACGATACCACTGCTGCAACATCTACGACGGACGGCTCTTTGCAGACAGATGGCGGACTAAGTGTTGCTCTTGATGCGGTTGTCGGTGATGACTTAATCCTTCTGAGTGATTCCTCAGTTATTCATTTTGGTACAAACTCAGAAATTACTTTAACTCACGAACACGATGTGGGTCTTATTTTAGAAGGCAATGGCGTAACAAACTGTCCAGTCTTTACCCTTAAGAATACCAATGCTGATGCAACCGGTGGTTCTCTCAAGTTCTTGAAAGACGGAAGCAGTGTTGCTGATGCCGATGTGATTGGTAATATCACATTCGTAAGCGAAGATGACGGAAGCAATGCTCACACATACGCATCAATTATTGGATCAATCTCTGATATGACTGCCGGCACCGAAGGCGGTAAACTAGAACTTAAAGTTGCAGAGCATGACGGCACGGTGACTACCGGTCTCAAGTTACAAGATGGTGACGCTGATGGTGAAATTGATGTCACAATTGGTGCTGGCGCAGATTCTCTCACCACAATTGCAGGCGACTTAGACATACCAAATGGCGGATTTGCTTTAGGATCCGATGCATCTGGCGACATGTATTATCGAAATGCCAGCGGGGTTTTAACTAGAATCGCTGTTGGTAGTGATAATCATGTGCTTACATTAGATGGCGCTGTGCCCGGTTGGGAAGCCGCATCCGGTGGAGGCTCCGGTGACGTATCAGCGGGAAGCACCTTTACTACTGCCGGCGTTATCATGGCGTGTGACGGAGACGACAAAACCATTGATGAACCCGGCACAACTCTTACCACAAACAATCAAGGGTTGACAGTCAGTGGTGTTACGAAGGTAGGTGCAAGCGCAGGCTCCGGTCAAGACTTCTTTGCGTACACAGCTGGAACTGCCGCACACGTAGGTATCCAGTGGGATGCTGACGGCAATACAGAGGGAACATTAATCGGTGGTGCTGATGACCATGGTGTTGACTTTAAGTTCTTTGGAGAAACTTCTGGAAAGTATGTCCAGTGGGACATGTCTGGTGACGAGCTTGTTCTCGCTTCATCCTCCAAGCTCTCTTTCCACGATGCAGCCGGCGGTGAAAACATTCTTGCCTCTTCCAATGGACACTTAGAGGTTAACGCTGGTACAACACTTGATATGACTGCGCCAACAACAGAGATTCATGCGTCTACTGTGACAACTATTGATAGTCCAATTGTTAGCGTCGAGTCAAGCACTTCTGCTAGACCTAGAGTTGTGATTAAAAACACTACAAATGACGCAAATGCTGGTGTTTTACGCTTCGTTAAAGATAAGGGAGCTGCAGGTGCCGCCGATGACAATGTAGGAGTAATTGAGTTCTACGGCGATAATGCCGCACAGGAACAAATATTATTCGGCCGTATTAGAACACGAGTTGCGGTGCATACTGATGGCGATGAAGGCGGAAAGATGCACCTTTCAGTTGCCTCACACGACGGCGGCTTAAATCACGGTCTTGTTCTTACAGATGGTAGCGCCGACAACGAAGTTGATGTTACGATCGGAAATGGCGCAGCATCTGTTACCACTACTGCTGGTCTTTTAACCGCTACCGGCGAGGTTAAGGTTGGAGCTTCCGCAGGTAGCGGCGCAGACGCCTTCCTTTATACAGCTGGCACAGCAGCTCATGTTGGTATCCAGTGGGATGCTGACGGCAATACAGAGGGAATGTTAATTGGTGGCGCTGATGATCATGGCGTTGACTTTAAGTTCTTTGGCGAATCTGCTGGAAAATTCGTACATTGGGACATGTCTGGAGATGAGCTAGTTTTAGGCTCTTCTGCTAAGATTTCCTTCAACGATGCTGGTGGTGATGAAAACATTGTTGCCTCCGCCGATGGTCACCTTGAAATCAACTCTGGTACAACTTTAGACATGACGGCGCCCACAATTGATCTAAATGCGTCAACCGCAGTCACGATTGACGGACCTTCTGTGGTTATTACGAGTGCAACTTCTGAAAAGCCCAATGTCGAGATCAAGAATACAAACGCTGATGCTAATGGTCCCGCACTGCAGTTCACCAAGAACGGTAGTAGCGTGGCAGACAACGATGTTGTCGGTAATATAGCGTTCGTCAGTGAAGACGATGGCAGCAATGTTCATATGTATAGTGCAATTGTCGGCTCTATCTCTGATATGACCGCTGGCTCAGAAGGCGGTACGTTAGAGCTTAAAGTCGCTGAGCATGACGGTACAGTTACTACCGGTATTAAACTGCAAGACGGCAATGCAGACGGCGAAATCGATGTAACTATTGGTGCCGGTGGTGCTTCTGTTACAAAAGTTAACGGCAAGCTAAGAGCATCGGGATCTATCTACAATCACTTTTGTTCGTATGACACGTCCGGTGACCAGCAAAAAGCTATTCCGATGCATCTGGGCTCCGCTGCAAACCTCACCAGCGCGGACGCTACCCATTCTATTGTAGCTCCCTTCGATGGTCGACTTGTAAGAGCGTTCATAAGAACGGAAAATGCTCAAAATGCAAATGTCACCTTCGGCATCCATAAAATGTCCGCTGGTACCGCAGCATCCGACTGGACTACTGCGACTGAGATTGAGCAGGTAGTGGTTAGCCAAGGTGGTGCTGCAGCCGTGGGGGTCTATAACACAAGTGGTTCCGCGCACTGGGTTGCTGGGGATTCCATTGCTTTCGCTGTAGAGCCCGACTCCAACCCCGGCAACGTGAATGTAACTTTAGTTATAGAATATGATACTTCAGGAATCTGATAGTAATAATATATTGCTTTTTCGCCATAGAAATACTATTTATTTTGAATTAGTATTTCTTTAGGAGCCACTATATGTCTAGTTTATTACAAGAAGCGATCGTAGACGCAAAAGCATTGCGCGAAACAGCTTTAAAAAATGCAGAAGCTGCGATTGTTGAGAAGTATTCTGATGAATTTCGCAAGACGCTAGATCAACTTTTAGAGCAGGATGATATCTTTACTGATGATCCCGCTGCCGACGAGGGCGACGAGCCCGAAGAAGAGCCGGAAGAGATCGCGAAGAACATTCCCCTAGCTTCAACTGATGGGCTGTCTAACGAGCAAGGTCAAAATTTAAGTAAACTGCCAGAGCAGGGAGAGTCTGTAGAATTCAATGTGGATCTAGACGCATTGCAAGAAGCTATTAGCAATTTAGAGCAGGAACTGAATGAATCGGAAGAGTATGAGTTCGATGAATCAGAGCTTGTAAACCTTCTTTCAGAGAGCGAAGAAGAGGAAGCTGAGACTGTTACGGTCACTGAGGATGGCGACAGTCGAGAGAAAGAAGAAGATGAGCCAGAGATGCCCGCCGACGATCCTGAAAAAGCTGGTGATCCAGAAGAAGAGCCATATGAGGAGGGTCTTGACCTCGACAGCCTCGTAGACGCCATCACAGAAAAACTTACTGTTGACATGGGCGCCGACTTAGCTGGTTGGCCCGGACGCTCTAACGAAGATATGAAACATCAAATGGAAAAAGAGCTGGCACATCGCCGCTCAACTGATGTTGAAGAAGAATTAAAAGATTTAAAGAAAGCTCAAGAAGAGTTGTTTTTCGAAAATAAACAACTTAAAGAGCAAAACAAACAATATAAGCAAGCAACTAATGAGCTGAAGGAAGGCTTACAAGATGTAAATCTTTCCAATGCTCGCTTGCTCTACACGAACCGTGTATTGAGAAATACCTCCTTAAATGAGCGACAAAAAGATAGAATTGTCGAAGCTATTTCACGCGCCGGTTCAGTTACGGAAGCAAGAACAATTTTTGATACGCTTCAAAGCACAGCGGAGTCAACGCCCAAGCGTGGACCACAATCGCTGAGCGAGGCAATTAATCGTCGTTCTAGTTCATCTGTAATTCGTGCTTCTCGGCATAGTAATAATGAGAGCACAAGCTCTGATCCTTTCAGTGAAAGGATGAAGAGACTAGCTGGAATAAAATAAACTAAAAATCATTATATAAAAGGAGGTGATTTAAAAATGTCTGGTATTGTTGAAAGGTTGACAGAAGGTATTGTTGACCGTAATATGCGCTCCGAAGGTCATGCTTTGTTATCAAAGTGGGAGCGCACAGGACTCTTAGAGGGTCTTGGAGATGATCGTAAGAAAGGCACCATGGCTCGACTCTTAGAGAATCAGGCTAAGGAGCTTCTTCGCGAGAGTAGCAGTATGGCTGCTGGAGATGTTGAAGGTTTCGCAGCCGTCGCATTCCCCATCGTCCGTCGTGTTTTCGCCGGTCTGGTTGCTAACGATCTCGTTAGTGTTCAGCCCATGAGTCTGCCAAGTGGGCTCATCTTCTTCCTGGACTTCGTGTACTCGCCTGATATTGGCGCTTCCGGAACCCTAGCCGCCAGAACTGGTAACACAGTCGACAAGTCGATCTATGGTACTAATCAGGTTGGTAGCGAAATCGTTTCGGGTGTGGATCTTGTCGGAGGCACTTATGCCGAAGACTTTGGTGGTCCTCGTACTGCCATGGGTTACAACTACTCGTCCCCAACCGGAAGTAACGACGCTAATATTACTCAGGCTAGCATCACAGTTATGGGTGCATTCTTGCTTGATGGTGCTGTCACTGAAGCTAACAAAAAGCTTATCGACTATGATGCTGATCTTCTCTCGTCCACCGATTCTTCAATTGGTATTGTTATTATGGATATAGATGAGGCTGATCTTGCTGACGCACGTGGTGTTGATTACATGGACTTCGACAATCTCGGAGCATTCGTAATTAGCGACACAGCTTTGGCAACGTTGGATGCTGTTGCTGACGCGGCTGGTGCCGACTTTCAGAAGCAGATTCGTCGTTTGACTAGTCGTATTGCTGCCGCTGATGCCACTCTTACTAACAAGGCTCTCAGAGTCGTCTTAGCTATGGCTGGTGGTTCTTTAACTGCTGGTAATACTGACAAGAGCAGCGCTACCGGTATTGCTACTGGTGAGTTTAGCTATCCTCTCAAGGATAAGCTTACAAACGCAACTGCCCTTGGTGCGGTTGTTGGTGCTACATCCTGGGGACTTGAATCCAACGAATTCATCCCTGAGATCGACATCAAGGTGGATAGCATTGCTGTTACCGCTCAGACCAAGAAGCTCAAGGCTAAGTGGACGCCGGAATTAGGACAAGATCTTAATGCCTACCACAACCTTGATGCGGAGGTCGAGCTTACAAGCATCCTTTCGGAGCAGATTGCTCTCGAAATCGATCGCGAGGTCCTTGCTGACCTTGTGAATGGTGCTACAGCAGCTACTTACTACTGGTCTCGTTCTCCAGGTCTGTTCGTGAACCGCGTTACTGGTGCAGAAATCGGTGCTAGCTCTGCTGCTCCCGACTTCACTGGTACGGTTAGCGAGTGGTATGAGACTCTCGTTGAGACAATTAACGATGTTTCTGCCCAGATCCACAGAAAGACTCTTCGTGGTGGAGCTAACTTCTTGGTGGTTTCCCCAGAGGTTGCTAACATCCTTGAGTTCACTTCCGGTTTCCGTGCAAGTGTCGCAATGGATGATGCCAAGGGCTCTGTTGGTGCTGTCAAGGCTGGTTCCTTGAGCAAGAAGTATGACGTTATTGTTGACCCCTACTTCCTGCGCAACGTGGTTCTCGTTGGTCGTCGCGGATCCTCTTTCCTTGAAAGCGGATATGTGTACGCACCTTACGTACCACTGCAGACCACACCTACCATCTTTGGACCAGAGGACTTCGTGCCCCGTAAGGGAGTCATGACTCGTTATGCCAAGAAGATGGTTCGTCCTGATATGTACGGTCTCGTTATCGTTCGCGGACTCATTGGTGAGGCTGGTCTATAATAGACAAGTCTAACTAAGTTAGATACTCAAACTCCCACCTAGGGCAACTTAGGTGGGAGTTTTCTATTTGTTGGTGCTATTTATTAGTGACTTGAGATTATTCTCCTTTGGGCGAGGCCACTGCCCACAGAAAGACCCTATTTCGAAGTGGCTGGAATAGAATCATTGAGTAAAATCAAGTTATTGCAATAACATAATAAAAGGAGAAATTAAATTATGGGAAATAGAAGATTAGGTGCTAAGCGCCTTGAGACCGTTCTTAAAAGAATGAACGCACTCTCAGCCGATACTACCGGCGATAGATCAGGAAAGACAGGCTTTGATATGCCTGCATGGGAGCTACAGCCCGCAAAGTACTGGGGATTTATGGACGACTTCCTGGTTGCAAACGGCTCAACAGGAGTAGGTGCTGGTGAGTCTTTGGCGCAAGCAACTGCCATCGATAACATTGTTTGGCGTACCAATGTGTCGACCGGAACGAGCGATACAATCACTATTGATGCCGCGCTCCCCGGCGGTATTCTTGAAATTCTTCATGGCACGGGTGATAACGAGGCAACATTTATGACAGCAATCAACCATTGCTTTAAGTTCGATACAAGTTCTTCAACGGCAAGAAATATTTGGTGGGAATGTAGAATTAAAACTAGTGATATTTCTGGTACTGGTTTCTTTATCGGTCTTGGTTCAGCCGCCGGCTCCGAAGAAACTGATGCAGACGGTGCTGATATTGAAGATGCATGCGGATTTTACGTTGCCGATGGCGCCGCTTCCGAAGTTCTCACGCTTTTAACAGCTGAGGACGATAACGAGACCGCCACATCGCTCAGCCACACAGTAGTAGATGACACATACATGACTCTTAGTTTTTACTTCAGCGGACCTGATATAAAAGCTTATGTCAACGGCTCTTTAAAGGCTACTGTTGGTAGAGGAACTACTGGCTTTCCTGACGGAACAATTGTCTTTCCTTACATCAGCGTTGCAGCCCGAGAGGGTGCTGCTAACACAGTAAGCGTTGACTATATCAGATGTTGTATGGAAAGATAAAACAAAAAACAAACTAAAAAAGGATAAGGTGAAAAAATGAGATTATTTCCATGGGCCAAAGTAAGACAAGCCCCTAAAAAGGCAGCACCCAAGGCAAAAGGAGCAGCCAAGAAGGCAGCACCCAAAGCTAAGGGAGCAGCTAAGGGCGCCAAAAGCTAAAAGCTCTTTTTAATAATAAGACCTCGCCTTTAAAAGGGCGGGGTTTTTTATTTTGAAATTAATAATCAAAAATGATAGTTTCCCAGATTTTTTCGCCGGTAAATTTTTGAGATTTTTAGTTTTATCATGAGATCAATAGCAATCAAAACTAATTACCGTAGGAGGATGATTTATGCCCACTGATTTGACCCCAAAATCGACAACTAGCGCCATTATACTACCAGCAACCGGAAACCTTGCAGATGGTAGCGGAGATGACGTTAAAGATGGTGTTGTTTTCGGTATGTATACCGGCTCATATGACTTCATTAGCGGCGCATCTGATCAAGTATCTTATGTTTATAGAAAACTTGGCGGAGATGTCGTTGATATTGAGTTAACGGTTTCCAATGTTTATGCTGCCTATGAAGAGGCTGTGCTGGAATACTCATATATCTTTAATTTGCACCAAGGCAAGAATGTTTTGTCAAATGTCTTAGGCGAGACAACTGGCGCCTTTGACCATAATGGTCAATTTGTAGGCGGCGACGGATTAAGTGGCTCTTACGTACAATTACGCTATCCTAGGCACACATTAGGCTATTCTCGTCGTGTTGGCGATGCTGCAGCCGAAGTTGGCGGATTTGGCGGCACTCTAAGGCAGTATTCGGCCTCGTTTGCCCCCAGCACGGCTAAACAGGATTATGATTTGCAAAGTATTGTCGAGACAGCCAGTGATAGCGGCGTGGATACTGCCGGAAATGCGGTTGATTACGCTGGAAAAGTCTCAGATAGCCGTATTTTTGTGACGCAAGTTTTTTATAAGTCTCCTGCCTCGATATGGCGCTTCTATGGGTATTATGGCGGCATAGGAACGGTTGGAAACTACTCAACTTATGGACAGTATGCGGACGATTCAACATTTGAAGTAGTGCCAGCTTGGCAGAATAAAATGCAAGCAATTATGTATGAAGATTCGTTATTTACTCGCACATCGCATTATTCATTTGAAATAATTAACAATAGGCTAAGGCTTTATCCCGATCCAAGTTACTGGGATTATGGTGGCTTAGATCGTGTTTGGTTTAGGTTCTATATTGATACTGATCCCTGGGAAGAGAATGATGACTATAGGTCTGGAGTAAAAGGAATCAATAATTTAAATACATTGCCGTTCGACAACATTCCATATGATCGAATTAACGCAATAGGCAAACAATGGATCCGAAAATATGCACTAGCGCTTTGTAAAGAGATGCTTGGGCAAATTCGCGGTAAGTTTACAACAATTCCGATCCCAGGAGAAAGTGTAACTTTAAACCACTCTGAGTTGCTTTCTCAAGCAAAAGAGGAGCAAACACAATTGAGGGACAAGCTTATGGAAATCTTGAAAGAGACCGAATACGTTGCTCTTGCTAAACAGGATCAGGAGATCGCCGATGCATCTGCAAATGTGATAAAGATTACTCCATTGCCGATATTTGTGGGGTAAATAAGATATGGGAAACGAATGGAAACAACCAGAACTGCCTCCTCCTCCACTATTTCTTGGCAAAAAAGAACGAGATTTAGTAAAACAAGTTAATGATGAGCTTATTGAAAAAGTCATCGGACAGCAAATTCTCTATTATTCTATTGATTTGAAAACAACGCAATTTCACGAACTATACGGGGAAGCAATTGAAAAAACATACTTACCTCCAGTTAGAGTTTACGCGCTAATAGAGTGGATGCTCGATGAAACAGCATATATGGATGGCTTCGGCGTTGACAGAACTTGGGAGATTCAAGTTCATTTTCACAGACGTAGATTGACAGAAGATCAGGATCTATTTGTGAGAGAAGGCGATTTTATTTTGTATGGGGACCATTATTATGAGATAATCAAGTTAAGCGAGCCAAAGCTTCTCTTTGGACAAGCCAAGAAGGAACTTGAGATCTCAGCAACTTGCAAGAGGGCAAGAAAGGGACTATTCGATGCTACCTGATAATTTTGATTTTGCTATGCTTCCTTCTGGAAGT